CAATAACATTTGCACTAGACATTATGTAACATCACTTTCCACATCAATAGTTCCTTTAATAAAAGTTTTCTTTGTTCCTGTTGAGTCGTTACCTGCAGCCATCTGCAAGTCATACTTATATTGCGTACCTGGAACTAGGGCAGCACTTGTTGTAGGGCTCATATACATTGTAATAACATTGGTTGTACCAACTTGTGTGCAGGTAAATGTTCCTGCAGACGTACTATCACTAACCTTTTTAATAGAAGATGTAAATATAAGAGTTCCAGCAGGTAAGCCGTAAGCAGTACCGTCATCATTTTGAAGGGTAACATTCATGCTAAGGGAATCTCCCTTAGTCATAGTAATATTCACCTCTGCTGGTGTAAAAACTAGATTAGCCATAAGTATATTATATCCTAATATTTGTAGTAAGACGAATTAATATTAAGAATATTAGCCTTATCCATCAAAACATCAAAGAATTTTGGATCCTTCTTATTATTAAACGATACAACATGGTCAAATCCATATGACTCAAAGTTGTCAATAGCTTCTGAGCGAGGAATCCTACGGAATCTTGTTCTAATCTTTTTCTGTCTAAAGAATCCCTCAGTCTTATTAATAAACTCAGCAGTGTAGCTATTGATTCTTCTTGGTCCAGCAGTAAATACTTCAATCTTACCGTCTGAACCTTTAATGTTTTCGTCAATAGCAACCACAAGACCACGCATGAATGTTGAATAGTCTTCAAATGTATCTGTACCATATACTAAAATTTTCATACTAAATTATACCAATTCTAAATAGTAGTGTCAAGGCTATTATTCTCCCATGTATTTATTAATTGCGGTATTATGAATCATTTTCCATTCATGGTCTCCAAGACCGTGTGTTCTTTCATATCTTCTCAGGGCAATGATACTATCAATAACACCTAAACGATACTCGTCTGACATTTCTCTACCCTGAAAAGTAGCATTTGTTGCAAGATCAAGTAAGTCATATAGTGGGCGATATATATTATGAAAATTAAATATAGACTTAATAAACTCACTTGATAATGGCGTTGCTAAAGAACTTTCTTTAAGTTGATTATTAATTATTTCTGCAAGGTCTACAGATTCACCACCTCCAAGATTATTAAATCTAAGAATAGTTGATGCAATTAAAGCAATTTTAATTTCATCTTCTGTAAGTTCTGCAACTGGGAGTGCCTTAATTTCATGTAAAAGCTCTGGATAATCCTTTTGTCTTTCAAAAATCATATCCATTAAATGGTTAGTCATTTCTTGTTTATTCATTATTTCCAAACCTTTGGTGATCTAAAATATGTTTTATAGTTATTGCTAATTTTTCTTTTGGCTATTTGCCATTTCTTTTCAAACTCTCCGCTTGTATCTAGAGACACTTCTGAACCCCATTCTTCTCTTTTAAATGGAATAATCTGCATAATTGGAGTACCCTCTGAAAGAACTCCAGTAAAGTCTTTTCTAAGAAAAAATGGAAAGTTAACTGGGGTAGGATGCTTGTCTGTATCAACAATTGATGGAAGGGTATAAAATGGTAAGTCATCACGATATAGTGGCGAGATAAATAAACAAGAGTATCCTGGTGGAGTCTGAACAATCCAGGGTTGCATAAATTTAAGACCAACAGGATCGAACTCTGTAGGAATAGAATACATATTGTATTGCTGTACTGGGTGATGCGTAATTAATCCTGAAAGTTCTGTTGACCAGGAAGAGTTTATGTTTCCATTATCATCTTTATAGAAGTTAACATCTCCTGAAAGAGTAAATATATATCCAGCAGAGATAGCATCGAACACTGGCATACAAGCCTTTACTGTATGATTATATGTACCAGTGTCTGCTTGAACTCTTTTTATTCCATCTGAATATTTATCTTGTTTTTTATACCATTCTGGAAGGAACGAAGAGCTTGGCTTAGGTGGAGAATATACTCCAAAAATATTGGGGTTTGTTGTAATAAATTTAATAGTTTTACTTTTCATTTCTTTCTTTCTTTTATAGTTTTATATAGTATACCACACGGATATAACTTGGTCCATCATAATCTGATATTGATTGGCTAGTAACTGCTGCTGCTGCATGACTATGAGCTGGTTTTGAAGCAGCAGTTGATGTATCTGCAGCAGTATAGGATGTATGTGTATGATTTGGAACAGCAGTAGTTCCTGGTGAAATAGATCTTGTTGTAGATGAGTTAACATTATGCTGATGAGATAAGCCCGAACTGATACTATTTCCATCATTTCTTTGAGATTGCCCAGCTGAATCTCCTAAGTTTTGAGACGGGTTGGAAAAAGTGTGATTATTGTCATTGACAGTGGTTGTATGTGTTCTTGTTGCAATGGTATGTGTATGACTATCAACAACATTGTTTAATACCCCAGTTGGACTTAAAATTCCAGTAATATTATGTGTATGTGATGCTGTTGTTAATGTTGATGTTAATGCAGCAGGTGTATTTGAACCTGAAATATATCTTTGATCTCTTGTATCTCCATATAAAGTAGATCCAGATACTGGCATTAAGGCAGGAACATTAAATGTTGTTACTGCTCCTGGTTGATCTGTAACACCTGCAGAATAAGCAGTACCACCAAAGTTATTACTAATTACTTTATGCAAATTTCTATAAGTATAAGTATTTAAAGCTCTTCCATCACATGGACACCTATCAGTTTGAATTGCTTCACCAACTGTATAGGTTTTTGCACTCATAATAATTGCCCCTGTTGGAATATATGATCCTCTGGACTCTGATGCATCAAATCCGTCTTCTACAATAAAATTACTCATATTATACCTTTATCATAAACCTTGTTGTTAAAAATGGAGGAAGATATTTCTCAGCTGGAAATGTAAAAGAAATAGTTGAATCATGATCATGAACATCTGTAGCACTTGTTGAGTTTGCAGTTACACTTGAACCACCAGAATGGGCATGTACATCTGTTGAACCTGCGGTATTAAAACTCACTGGAAAAGTGTCTGAATGATAATGTGTAGATGGAGAAATATCATAGTTAGTTCCAGTATTAATAATTGCAAAATTACCAGTATTACTTTGTGCAGCACTATTAGAAAGAATTGCAAAGTTTGTTACGTTATGACTGTGTGCAGGTAAAGTTGCATCATTATGTGCAATTGTAGCTGAATGATTATGACCAGTTCCACTATTCATTGCTACAGATGTTACACTTGCTGTGGTTGAGGCAACACCAGTTAGGCTGTGTGTGTGATCAGATGGTGTACTAGTTGCTGGGTCAGCAGCCTGAAAAGGTTTTGTTGGGAAAAATGGAGTAGTTAGTGTGGAGTCGTTCATTTTAGGAACTCTAAAGTGTGTAGTGCCTACGCCACCAGAGCCATTTGTTTCTCCATATTTAGTTCCAATTGCTGTTGATAGTGCAGAATAAGTAGTCTTACTTAATTCTTGTCCATTGCATTCTACCCAACCAGATGGTAGTGCTGATGCCCTATTAATATGGTAGGCTACAATATCTCCAACTTCAAATGCTGGGTTTATCATATTACCATAATCATCTTCATTAATATCTATGCCATCAGATACTTTTAAATTAGCCATTAGAAATCTGCCTTAATAATATAATTTAAATATAGTGTTTGAGGAATTGATGATCCAGCTACCTCGGTTGCTGTAACTGCTCCAGTATTATGAGTATGTCCAGTAGAGGATGTTGCATTTACACCTGCAGAGTTTACATCATGATCATGTGTAATGTTTCCAGCATTGCTTCCAGTAATTCCAGTGTTGCCAGTAAGTGGGTGGTTATGATTAAATGGAACAGCATTGGTTGTTCCTGTGCTTGTTAATGCGTTTCCAACTGCATCATTATTTCCAGGATAAAAATTTCCAGACATGCTGTGGTTATGTGAATGTGATGATACTGCAACAGTATATCCAGGGAATGTATGATTATGTGCTGCTGGAGTATAAGTACTAAGGGTATTAGTAGCACTAGTCATACCATGAGTATGGGTATTTGCTCCACCAGTTGTTCCAACTGCAACATTTGAATAATATCCTACAAGATATCTTCCACTTAAATTTGGTAAAGTAGTAGAACCTAAAATAGAAAAAAGCTCTGGGTATAATGTTGAACTAAATACATTTCCATTACACAATAACCACCCACTTGGTGCGGTTGTTGTTATAACTCCTGCTGAAGCTGTTTGTGTAATTTCTCCTGCAAAAGGCATGATATATCCCACAAATGGAAGAACATTTAAGGAGTTATCAATGTCAAGGTTTTCTTTTAATTTAAAGTTAGACATTAGATTGACAGCACCGTTCTAGAAATTCTGCATTGTGTTGCAGTGGTTGTTCCAGATACGGTAATATATACAGATGTCGTACCTGTAACAGTAATAGATGCACCAAAAGATGCAGATGATTGTAGGATACCGTACTCTGTTGTAATTGGAGTAGATCCATTCATTAGTACTAACAACTTTGAAGTATAACTATTAGTACCATTTGAAATAAATATTGTATATTCAACAGAATCTGGATTTGCTGCACTTGCAGTAACTGGTGATCCTGAATCAGTTACTGTTGATTCTCCACTATATGTTGTAGTTGTTAATCTAGAATCAATAGCAAGTGATGTTCCAGATACTGAGGTAAATGTACCTGCTACTGCAGTTGTTCCACCAATAATAGTATTGTCAACTGTTCCACCAGAAATTGTTAGGTCATTAGCTATCTTTGCATCTGCTATGACTTCTCCATTCCAAGTTCCAGATACATTTCCAGTAAATGTTGCATCGTTTGCAGAAATATCTGCTAGAGCAAATGATCCATGTGTGGTATCAATGTTAACTGCTTCATCTGGTTCTGGAGTATATCCATCAAAGAACTTAAATATTCCATCAGATGCGTCTCTAAACAAACCTGCGTGAGCATATCCTGCATTGTAATATCCACCTGCAAAACCTAAGTCTGGGTTTGCTTCTTCTTTTGCATGAGCAGTTCCACCACTTACAAATGTTCCAGTAGTAGTTTTAGCAACAACAAACTGAGTTGAAGTAGCAGAGTAAACAGTAAGCAAGTCTCCAGAGGCAATGTCATACCCAGCTGGATCCATTCCAGTAACACGGATATCCATTCCTGGAGTATATTTATTATCTGCGGTATATGTTACATAAGTTCCATCACCAACGGCATTTGTAATAGTTGAGTCTTGTGCAGCATTTAGGTAAATAAGATTATCATGTGTTGCTACAGTTTGAGTATTTTCAGTTATTGTTGTTCCATTTACATGAAGGTTTCCATCAATCCATACATCTTTAGCAATTCCTAAGCCACCAGATACAATTAAAGCACCAGAAGTTGGAGTAGTGGACTGAGTTGTATTACTAATTGTAATAGCAGTTGAAGTTGTTGCTCCACGACCAGTTACTGATGATAGGGTATCACTTTCTGAAGTAAGATATGTTGATGCATCCATTGCCCATACACCAGCAGTTTTCTTTAAGAATCCATTTGCAGTTAGTGCAGCAATGTCTGTTAAGTCTTGATCTAATGGCTGATAAGAAGATGTAGCACTAGAAGTTGTTAAATAAGTTGAATTGTCATATGACCAAGTACCTGCAGTATTTTTTAAGAATCCTGTTCCTGATCCTAATGTATTGATTCCAGCAAGTGTTGTGCTATATCCCTGAACACTTGATCCAATATCATCTGTAATTATTAATGTCTTTGAAGATGGAATAGTAGTTCCATTTACACTTGTTGCAGTTGCTACTCCAATGTTTGGGGTAACAAGAACTGGTGAGTCTGGAATACCAATAGTAATACTGCCAGTTGAAGCACTTACAACAATTTCATTTGTAGTTCCAGTTAAATCTAGAACACCTGAGTTTGAAATAGCTCCTGTACTATCATTGTAAGAAAGACCAGTTCCAAGATTATTTCCAACTGCATCTTGTCCTCTTTCATCTGTAAAATAAAGATTGGTTCCTTCTGAAAGATTTGTTGT